AGAGTCCACATTGCCGCTTCCTGCTGCAACATAAGAAAGTGTTTGCGCTCCTCCACGGGAAGTGGAAACCTCAAACTTTACAGCAGGAGTCGCAGGGATGTTTAGCGCATCAATATATGCGTTACCATCTCCGCTAACCCCAACGTCACAGGCATCCAGTCCCTGGCCTGCGCTACCATCATTTGTGCCAGCCACAGTAACAATATAGCCAATCTCAAGAACCCGAAAAGCTCGCCCAGCAACTGTTGGCACTGGGTTGAACACCTGTGGTGTTGTACCCCATCCGCTAGTAGCCACTGGCGCTGTTGTAATAACAACTTCTGCCAACTCATTTGAGATTTGGTGTGCTTTTTGAAAACTCATATCTTCTCCTTAAAAGGAGGGGGGCCAGAAGCCCCCCAACTCATTAAGTTGCGATCAAGCCGGTTGGGACTCGAATGTCCTCTTCACGGGCTTGGCAACGTGGGTTTTCGCACACAAGCTCAAACTCATTGTACGCATATGCTTGGAAAGCAAACGTACCTGGAATCTGCTTGAAGATAGCTCCCGTAGAAGTATCCCAACCATATTCACCGAGCTTGACTCGCTTCATCGCAGATCGATCCATGATGGTGTACTGATTCAATGGAGCAGACCGTGCAGTCTCCCATGGAATCTGACGCGCACCGTACTGGTATGCAATCGTAGTGTGACCTTTAAGAGCCTTGAGGTCTGTCTGCATGTAGACAGGGTCAATCTCTTGGAGGTAAACCTGAAGCAACGAGTTATGCGAGAAGATCACAGGACTCATTTCATCAATGTCTTTAGGACCAAGGTCCGACATTCGCATCAACAAGCTTGTGATTCGCCAGTGATTGAAGTCACGAAGGACATTGCCGTTATCGATGATGAAAGACTGCCAAGGCGCTGCTAATGATCGATCAATCCCGTGGTAAGTACCCACATCGTTAATCGCATCTGCCAGACCTGTAATGCAGTTACCCCACTCGTTTCCGTTGGCGTCACCTTCAACAATGAAGTCTTCGTCCAAAACAGTCACAGCAGGAGCCACAACAATTTGCTGGGTGCCTTGATTTACCGATTGAACAGTGCAGGTGTCCGCAGTTCCATCCGCCAATTGAGCCGCAGTGCCGATGGCAAGCTGCATACCAGGCCGCATAAAACGAGCACCAGCATAAGCATCCATGTACGCCTTTGGACTAGAAAGGTTTGCATCGCACTCACGCTGCTTTAGCGTAAGAGTGGTGTTTGCAGTAACATTCCCATTGATAAGAGCAAGAACGCCCGAGTTTACAGAAGCGCCCGCAGCAGTGGAACCAACGGCACCACCAGCAGTTCCACCCCAGTACTTAGGTCCTACTCGGTTCTTGTGTGAGTTCTTCACATCTTGAACCAACTCGGTCATGATCTGCCGGTACATACCTGGCTTGTCATGCGCCCGCATGAGCTTTGGCCCAGTAATCTCCACAATGTCCATGTGGGGGAACAACCGAACCAGCGACTCACTGTAAGATGGTGGGTTGTAGGCAGGAAGCACAGGAGCAGCCGCTCCAGGTCCACCGGAAACAAACCGGCTTCCGCTTCCTTCAGAGGTCTTGTACAATTGGTACATCGAGTCCCCACCATTCCAGTCTTCCTGGTTGATGGAGTCAATCCATTTCTCAACATCGTCAACGGTGTCGAGAAGTTTAATAATCAAGTCAGCATAAGTATACTGAAATAACTCACTAAACGCTCCCGCTGACGTTTGGCTGGTCTTATTAATAGCCATTGTCTGTCTCCTTATTTATGCGCTTTTTTTCGGCGCACTAAATCTTCAAGCAAATTACCAGCCTCTTCAACATTTGTTGGAGCTTTTGGCAATTCTTCAAATCCGGCGGCAGAAAACATATCGGGAAGCATTGCTTTGCTTTCAGCGGCTTCACGCCGACGCCGATTCTCTTCTGCCATTTTCGAGGTCATGTCGTTAAACTTCTTGACCCGACTTTGAGCTACCTGGAGAGCAATGTCTTTGACATCTCCGACAGGTTGTCCAACAGTTTGTCGTCGCTTAACTTCTTCCGAAGCATCAAGCATAATTAGCCGATCGAAATCCATAATCGTTTTTGACTCTGGATGCGATTTTTTAAACGCCTCCAAAGCACGATCTATCTCTCGGCCAGCAGTCTGCTGAAGAGCGTCTGATGCATATTGTTCAACTGCTTGCATACGCGGCTCGAGTCGCTGTGCAATCATCTGCTCAACGAGTCCCTGAACACCTGCCTGGTCACCAGCGTCCACTGAGTCATACCCGGAGTATTCTCCTGTAGACTGCGTGTGTTGCTGCATAGAGGCAGATTCAACTTGTCCTCGATAAAAAGCTTCATTTTGCTGCGATTGTTCCATTGCGCGATAAGCCTGATTGTAGTGCTGCTGTAATTGATTTTTATCATTTTGAGCAGACTTCAATCGATTTTCCAATTCTGCGATACGCTCTTCTGCTGATTTACTCATTCCCTGATCCCTTTATCAAAAGTTAAACTTGCGGTGGCCCCCCACCTCCAAGATCCCCTGCGAAACCTGACGCTATAGCCGGTGCCATTGCTGGCCCTGCTGGAGGTGCGCCCCCCGGAACTCCACCCTTTAGGAGTTCAGCGAGAGGATCAGCGCCTCCACCAGGCTGTTCCATACCAGGCTGCATAGGTGCCTGATTGGGAGCAATTGCCGACTGGTGTCTTTGCAATAATTGTTCTAATTTAGATTGTTGGTCAACAGTAAACTCTAAAAAGAATTTAGGGTCACGCATATTTTCCAACAAAACCCCGATATGTTTTTCGTGGTTCATCCAAGGTTTAAAAAAGGGCTCTTGCCCATCTTGAACTCTTAAAACATTTAATTCTGCAACAGCCTTATCGCCAGGTTCTTCGATATCGGTCAGTTTATTTGCAACTGGAGCACCTAATAAAAGCTCAACAATTGCGTCTGTCCGAGGATTACTTTCTTGAAGCATTCCATTTGCAGCAAGCTGCATAATAGAACTTCGTATTTGATTAGGGTATGAAACAGCGGCAGAGCCAGGAACCATACGCACATCAATTAAATTAAATGGCAGCCCATCAAATTCAAACACAGCCGGTTGTTCGCTTCTCCCCATTAAGGCAAAACGATACCCAATGGGCAGATGGTCTTGGCAAAGTCGGACGAGTTGGGTTGCCTGGTGAGCTTGAGCCACTTCAATTTCTTGTACCGTAGGAGCCATCGCAACCTGGTTCTCCTCGAGAAGACGATCCAAGTACGCAGCACTATCTCCTCGAGCAGGCGTCGAACCCCCAACAGGAGAAGCAGTCAAACTCAACGCCTCTAAGTCAGCCATCGCATCTGAACGCATTTGAAATACGTGTTGCGGCAACTGAGGCGGGACCATGAATGTGGGTTTCTCTTCCCCGTAGGGAATGTATTCATAGATCTCACCAGGCAAACCCTGAAAGTTTACATCGTTAGACCCTTGCGGCTTTAGCATGGGAGGATCTGCCGTCCTCTCTGCCGCCCGGATCTCAATGCGTTCCACTAAGTCCAAACGCTTTTGCGCTTGGCGAAGCACATCAACAACACAAAGACCCCAACCCCTGTCGGAGAATTGTCGATCTCGGAATGTTGCGTGCGGGTAATCGTTGTAAGGAAGGCCATTAACCAACTTAATTATTTGATCACCAGCATAAATACAACGAAATCCACTCTGGTAATCCAACCCGTTTTTCTCAGAAAGAACTGGCGCGTGATAAAAATCCCACACCTCTACCATCTCTTGAGGAGCAGAAAGGCTTGGGTCTCGCATACCAAAAGTCGCATTTGCTTCTCGAAACAAAAACGCATCTTCTGGCTCCTCAATTCTTTGGACCGTATCAATATCCAAATCGGGGAAATAAAGCTTTACCAAGTCAATTGGAACTAATTTTCTTTCTGCATAATTCATACACTGGTCAACTGTTAGATGACGCCAGTGAGGATCTGGAAAGAAATTAAATGGGTGGACTGACCGAATCTTTGGAAGCCCAGATTGATAACGAACCGTTTTTAATAGTCGCTCTTCTTCCAAAGGCATATCTACTAGCATTGGCTCATTAAATTCATTTAACTCTGGCATAGGGTATTGAGCGTACTCAGGCTGCCCTTCGTTGTATAAAACGTCCTCTGCCCATTCACCAGCATTTGGATCCCATTGAGTTGCCCAAATGCCATTACCAAACACCATCATATTCATCATGCTAGAGTGTTTGGCGTATACCGTCTCACGTTTTTCCCAAAAGTGCAGGATAATAGAATTTGCTACATCTGCTCTTTTTCTTGCGTCACGCTCATTTGAGCCGGGAATGCATTCGGGCATCATTCGAGGAGAAACGAGCTTTGCGTGGTATTTTCTTAATTTGTCCTGAACTTGTGGATTGCTAGACTCAGTAGCTCCACCCCCAAGAGTAACAGGACGTTGAGTGCGAGGATCGTACTCGATACTAGTATAACCAGCGGCAAAAGCAGCATTTTCATACCAACGATACTCCAGGGGCTTTCGTGCGTCTTTATTCCTTTTTACGCATTTTTTAACGTAATCTAGGACTTTTTGTTGCTCATTATACTTAGGCATTTTTAACCCATCCGAAAGGGAGCACTGTTAAGCCCGGAATCAAACACTTCGTCAAACTCAAACCTACTTGGAGGAGGAAGCATTTGATTATTCACCCCAGACACCGGAAACCTGTTTTGATAATTGCCTGCCTGGTCCCCTGCCGCACTAAAGCCCTTCCCAGCGTTGTCTAGAGAGCCGTAGCCCCCCCGTGCTTTTTCTAGAGCCTCCGCTTGCCTCTGCACCTTTAGGGCCTCTCCAATCTCTGAGGTCCCCCATTTTGCAGCACCTGACGCAACTCCAGTTGCACCGCCCACTCCGGCTTGTTGAAACTCCTCGCTTCCCACTGTTCGACCTTGAGCTTTTCTTGTGGCAAGACCAACTGCTTCGCCAGCAATAGCACCTGTAGCCACTCCGACCCCCGGCGCAATTAGGTCAAGTGGTGCTGCGGCTATGTGTGTTGCCGTTTTTAGTATCATTGGCAGATTGTTCTCCCACCAACTGTGAGTCTCTTCGTATGTTGGCGTATACGGAGCTTTGTACACCCTGAACTTGCCAGCCGACCCTGCTCCTTTATTTCCACCCATGTAGTCCATGTTATTGCCCCATCATTTGGTTAGGAATTGCTTGCATTGGCCGGGGTCTCTCTGCTGCCGGTTGCGCGTTTAAAGGCTTGTAGACCTCTGGCTTTCTAGCTTGAGAAAACGGACTCCCAGCCTGTCGCTGCATAGGCTGTTGCTGCATAGGCTGTTGCTGGACGGGCTGTTGCTGCATAGGCTGTTGTGCCGCTGGCTGCTGCATGGGCGCTCCCTGGCCAGACATCCTAGAATTTACGAGTTGTTTCACTGCAGGCATATTTGGGAATCCTGGGTTTTGTACCCTGGAGTGTTTGGCGGACCTAAGTTTGTGAGCAGCGGACAGGCGAGTGCTTGGTCCAGTTGTCGGGTCTGCAATTTCTGCTGCTCGAGCTTGCATTTCTCTTGCCAAAGCTCCTGGCGTAGTCGCGGTAGGCCCTTGGGGCATGGCCTGTGAGTTATCCCCAGAAAACGATTGCGCCCCACGCGCTTTAGATTGCAACAATTCTATTAGAAGAGGCGCTCCCATTTCTTCGTAATATGCCTCCATGTCGGTGACATCTACCTCTGCTGGCAATACGCCTTCTGCTCGATCAACCATGATCACTCACCTCCTGGGTAAAACTCGCCTGTGGTTTCATAATTACGAACTCGACGAGCCCCTTCTTTGAGGAACTCTTCTGCACTTAAGCTACGAATTGCATCAGCGGAGAGCTTTCCCTGTATCTCCAACATCTTTGCAGTGCTTTCTGTTGGGGTATCTGTTGGGAGTCCATAGCCTTGGAGGACCTGTCCATGCAAAGATGCGCCAAGCCCTTTTCGTTGCTCTGGGGTCATTTCAGCAAAAATGCGGGCGCGTTGGCCTTCTCGTTCTTTGCCTGAAGGGTCTCGATACGTCGTTCCGCTTTCACCAAACACTTCATCATAGGCAAGACCTGCAACCCCACCGACAACTGTGCTGGCAAGACCAGAAAACGGAAGAAGGGGTCCTCCCAATTGTTTACCAGTTCCAATCAATGCTTGGTTCCTGGCCATTTCAGCCTGCAAAACTCGATTTCTTGCAGCTAATCGCTCCATGGCTTCGTCTGTATGACCTCCTGCTTGCCGAATTGTCATATCATACGCTTCAGGAACTCGAAGGCCTGGGTTTCGATACCCCCGCCCGGCACTAGTTTCTTCCCAACCTCCTCCATGAGGGGGTGGTCCTTCTGTTCGGTTAATGCCAGGTTTTTCTTTGGCCATCCGAATATTTCTTGTGAGCGCCCTTTCGTTCGTAACAAGATCTTCAAAGCGAGCGTCTCGAACACCAGGCACTTGCTTGTAGCTGGTGGGAATGTATTTACTAGACCAGACCTCTGAATAAGTCCTGGGATCTCTGTATGGAAGAGTCCCACTTCTTTGGGCCGCCAACTGCTCAGGAGTCATCTGCCGGACTCCTGTATTGTCGAACATCCCCCTTTCGTTCTTTAAAAGTGCGCGGCCTTCTAGCGGCCATCCCGAGTCTCGAGCCCGCTGGAGATACACCTCGTCTGGCATTATACGGTAGCCAAGATTGTCTCGAGCCCCTGGTGGCAAAGGGGGGACGGTTTGTGGTGGTCGCAAAGATGGACTATTTACATTTTTTGCTGCTCTGGCATCAAACAGTCTTTGTGCTGCTTGGTTAGCAGGCCCTTGTGCTCGTGCCGCTCCTCCTGCCCCCCATCCTCGCATTCCTGCTCCAAGCCCTGCCGAGCCGCCGCCTCCCGCCAATCCGCCTACAACCATCCCTGGCTCCATCATGCTAGGGACTCGTTCTTCTGTAAGTCCTGCGCCTGGGATTCTTTGGAATGATGTGGGGTCTACGTTTTCGTAGGACTGTCTTCGTAGAGATTCTTGCGGTGCAATAACGGGTGTGCCGGGGTATTGGCTTGCCACTGCCCATCCAGGCTGTGTCCCAGTCATTTCTCGACCAGCGGGTGCATTTAATCCAAATGGTGTGGATTCGATATTTCCTGGTAGTCGAGGTAGGGTGCCATACGTGTTAACTAGGTCTGCTTCTGGATCGTATGCTCCAAGGCGAGGAACCATTTGATCAACCCCAAAAAACTCCATGGGGGACTGGCCTTCAACGGGAGGATCACTATAAGGACCTCTGACAGTTTCTAAATAAGGATTCGGCATTTTAACCTCTTATCTTTGAATCCAGAAATTTAACATCGCATTTGGGCTACGTGAATTTTTATTATTCATTTTAACGGTCGCCCTAAGCTGGTCAAAAGTCAAGGGTTTGGGTTCGGCCATAGGTATCTTTTTACGGCACTTTAAACACACTCCGCCTGCAACAACTAAGTGAGAGCATTCTTTTGTGGCAGTCGAATTATCGTCTACCATTATTCTGCCACGGTATGGGAGTTGGCGATTGCCATAAATTCCCAAAACCATGCATGTCACTTCGTCATCGTGGTACCTTTCGCCTGTAATAGGATCTGTCCCATCCATAGCTTCAGGCAGCATACGGGAGCTTTTCTTAACAAAAACTTCCAACTCTCGCAGTGTATTGGAATTTTTAATTATGCATAGTCCTTTTTTAAAATAAGCCGTCGCAGTGCTTACTGCCTCTGACTTACTTCGACCCGTCATTCTCCAGCCCAGGAGTTTTGATGGATTGCTTCCTTCAATGTTATCGGCTGTTTTTCTACGGAAGAT